TTAACCGGAGGGTTGTTGGTTCGAGTCCAACCGGGGGAGCCCAGCAGTCGCACCGCCCTCAGGCCCACCGGGCCTGGGGGCGGTCGGCATTTGCAGCCCGAGTAGCCACCAGGCGGGCACTCCGTAGGCCAGTTCGATCCTCTGAGCGATCGAGACCGCGTTCCGCGGCATGTTGATGCTGGTCTCCCAGGCAGCGACGGTCGCCGAGCTGACCTGAAGCTTCTGGGCCATCGTCCCCTGGCTCTCGCCGGCGTCGCGGCGGATCTTGCGCACCTTGTCGCCGAAGAGGAACTCGGGGATGTACGGGGTGGGCTCTGCGCCCACTACGTCACTGGTCATACGCCCGACCCTACCCAAAACCTGCTCAAACCTGTCAATACCTAGGAATGGGTGTGCCACGCCAGGGCCGATGTGCTTGCCCTGGAACTCTGGGCATGCTTAGGTTCCGGCCATGCCGAACGAAACTGGGTATACCCAGGACCCGGCGGACGAGCTGCTCGCGATCGGCCCGACCGCCCGCGAGCTGCAGGTCAGCGTCGAGACCATCCGCCGCTGGGACGCCGAGGGCAAGATCCGCTCCCAGCGCACCCTGGGTGGCCAGCGCCGGTTCCGCCGTGGCGACGTCGACGAGCTGCTCGCCCGGCTGAGGGCTGGGACGTCGTCGTGACCGAGATCGTGACTCTGCCCGGCCTGCTCCAGCTCAGCGACCAGGTCCTCGTCTCGCCGCCTGACGTCGCGGCGGTCACGCAGGATCCCGACTCGCCGGAGACGACCCGGGTGTACCTGCGCGGCGCCGGCACGTCCTGGATCCCGGTCGAGCGGGAGTTCCACGAGGTCGCCACGGCGCTCGCTCAGGCACTCACGCCGCCGCGGCCGGTGGGGACCCTGTCCGTTCGCTGCCCATCGAGCGCGCTCGACGTCCTCCGTGCGCACCAGAAGCTCGAGCACCAGAGGCCGGGGCAGTGCTGATGGAGGAGCAGCTCGACGACGCGCCGCGGCGCGACGTCAGCCGGATGCTGACCTGCTGCTGCACCAGCAGTGACGGTCAGCCTCAGGGGCCGCACCCGTTCACGCCCCACGTCACTTGCGGCACGAAGCGCGTCGCGCCCCTCGATGACGTCCAGGGACCGCCGTGGCAGACCGACACCGTCGCGCAGCTGCAGCAGGCGTACGCCGGGGCGACCGTGCTCGACCTGCTCCTCGCCGGCGTCACGGCCGACGCCCCGGACGAGGTCGACCAAGTGGCGCACCTCTCGCTCGCGCTGTTCGACCACGTCCTGTGCACGACGCCGATCGAGCTCCCCGACGGCCGAGTCGTCGCGTCTCTGCACGCCCACATCTCCGGCTGGCGATACGGGCTCGCCGGCTTCACCACCAGAGAGACACCGACCTCGGGCCTCCTGGCCCGCGGCCGGCCACCGCTGCCCGCATCCACCTGAGGTCCCCAGCCCTCACCCACCGAGAGAACCGAGGTCACACATGAGCACCACCACCGAGACCACGACATCGACGTACGAGCACGAGCTCGACCTCACGCTCGTTGTCCCGCACCCGAAGAACGTCCGCCGCAAGGCCGTCGCCGACGACGAGCTCGTCGCGTCGATCAAGGCCTCCGGCATCCTCCAGCCGCTCATCGTCGCCCCGCACACCGCTGGCGACGACACCTACGTGCTCATCGCGGGGCACCGCCGACTCGCCGGCGCCAAGAAGGCGCGGCTGAAGGTGGTGCCCGCGATCGTCCGCACCGACCTGGTCGACGAGGCCTCGCAGGTCGAGGCGATGCTCGTCGAGAACGGCCGCCGCAAGGACCTGTCTCCCATCGAGGAGGCCGAGGGCTACGAGCAGCTCGCGCTGTTCGGACGCAAGGTCAAGGAGATCGCCGAGATCGTCGGGGTCGACCCGAAGACCGTCACCGCCCGGCGGCGGCTGCTGAAGCTCGCCAAGACCACCCAGACCAAGGTCCACGCCGGCGACCTCACCCTCGACGACGCCCTGGCGATCGCCTCCTTCGCCGACGACCCCGCCACGACGAAGAAGCTCGAGAAGGCCGCGGGCAGCGGCAACCTCAGGTACGAGCTGGAGTACGCCAAGGGCCGCCGTAAGAACCGCCTCGCGGCCGAGAAGCGGGCCGCGACGGACTACCCCGATGTGACGGTCCTGGAGTCCACCGGCGAGATCCACGTCGACATCGAGAAGCACAAGGTCGCCCGGCTCGCTCACACCGGCGTCACCGACCGCGAGGGTCACAAGGACTGCCTCGCCGCGATCCTGGAGTGGGGCATCTACAACAGCGCGGTCATCCTCGTCTGCACCGCACCCGAGACGCACACCGACGAGGAGCGAGACGAGGCCGCGGTCGCCGACCGCGCCCGAGCCGAACGGGCCGCCGCCGAGCGCGAGGCTCGGCAGGAGGCGATCGAGGTCGCGCGCCGCCTCCGCGTCCGCTCGCTGGCCGAAGCCATCAAGCCCGGCATGAAGGTCGACAAGGTCCTCGTCGACCTGCTCCGCAACCTCTTGCCGTCCCTCATCAGCAACCTGGAGCAGGGGCGCCTCGCGCAGTACTTCGACCTCACCGACACCCCGGAGCCCAACCGGTGGGAGCGGTGGGAGTACTCCCGCAAGGACGCCGACCTTCAGCTGTTCCGCCACCACGTCGCGGAGCTGGCCGACGCCTCCGGACCCGAGCTGCTCCGCACCCTTGTCGTCGTGCTCGCCGTGGGGATCGAAGACCGACAGGTCGCCTCGGTCCGCAGCGGCCACAACCACTACACCTGGAACCAGTTGAACGCCGAGCTCGTGCGCGCCTACATCACCCTCGCCGAGCGTCAGGGCCACACCCTCACCGACGACGACCAGGATCTGCTCGGCCAGGCCTCCATCGACGACCCCGAGCCGTCGAGCACGGACCAGGCCGAGACCGCCACGCCCGACGACCCGACCTTCGACCCGCACCCGTTCGCCGGCGACCCCGAGTACGCCTGCACCGACTGCGACCAGCCGGCCGACTCCGCGATCCACCTCGTCGACGACGAGTCCGGTGAGGCGAAGTCATGACCGACGACGCGTGGATCTTCTGGGCGATCCTGCTGGCGCTCCTGTGGATCGCCATCGGCGCGTTCGCCGCTGCGGATCGGCCCAACAGCCGCTTCGGCCGGAGCAAGTTCGGCCTCGCCCTCCTGCGACTCGTGCTGGGAGGTGGCGAGCGGTGAGCGCCCAGGAACTCGACCAGTACCGGGCTCAGCGCCAACGTCTGGTCACCCAGCGCCGGCGGAAGCGCCGCCAGCTCGCACTCCTGCGCGGCGAGGAGACCGGCCTGCTGGACGCCGGCCCCTTCCGAGAGCGGATCCAGGCCCTGCTCGACTGCCAGTGGCCGTACGACGCGATCGTCACGATGGCGGGCGCCGGGTCCGACCAGGGCCTGCGCCTCATCGTGCTGGGCGAGCACCAGCGCGTCGAGCGCCAGCTGCTCCCGCTGCTCGACGTCCCCGTCTCCGTGGCTGTGCCGTCCGTCCTCGACAGCGAGGCGAAGGTCCCCGCGCTCGGCGCCACGCGTCGGGTCCGGGCGATGCTCGCCCTCGGCTGGTCCCACGGCGCCATCAGCGAGCTCACCGGAACCTCCAGCAGCGTGTTCGCGCTCGGCCGGCGGCCGCGCACCATCGCGCGGCGCTGGCGTGCCATCGACGACGCCTACGAGCGCCTGTCCGGCCGCCGCGGCCCGTCGAGCCTCACCGCCCACCGAGCGGCGACGTACGGCTACCTGCCACCGCTCGCCTGGGACGACATCGACGACCCCGCCGAACGCCCCGAACCCACCCGCTGCCGCGACGAGGCCGCCGTCGACGACGTCGTCGTCGACCGGATCCTCAGCGGCCGGACCGCGGAGGCCAACCGGGCGACGCGCACCGAGGTTGTCCGCCGCTGGTCAGACACCGGCCGGTCTCTGAGGGACCTGGAGCGCCTCACCGGCTGGAACACGAACCGCTACATCCCGCGCGACAACGAAGGGCAGGCATCATGACCGAGTCCCGCGTGATCCCCGGCCTGGGCGACGCTGGCGCCGGTCTGCAGCTCGGGCAGGTCCCCGACGCCGAACGCCGCCGTGCGGCGGTCTCCGTCGCCGAGGCCGCGATCGCCGGCGGCTGGCAGGACGAGCTTCTGGACATGCTCGAGCATCTCGGCCTGGACCAGGTGAGCCCCGGATGACCGCCCGCCAGATCGAGGCGTACCGGCGCCGCTTGGCCAAGGTGACGCAGGCCCACCTGCTGACGTCCGAGTGCGTGGGCGCCGTCATCCGCTTCACGGTGCTCGACCTGTTCGGAGCACCCAACAGCGCTGCGAGCAGGACGGTCGTCGGCACCCTGACCTCGTACCGGGTCTACACCGGCTTCGGGCTGATGGGGCCGACGGTCCGCATCGACGTCGTCATCTGTGAGGCGTGCGTCGGCACGCCCGGCGGCGACTCGTGCGCGGACAGCGAGCCCCACACGCTCCACCCCATCGACCTCGTCACGCTCGCCCGCAACGAGGACGGCGTCCGCGAGGTGCTCCTGGGAGCCGGGTCGTGACGCGCTACGCGCTGTGGACCGCGGCGCTGCTGCTCGCCGGGATCACCACCGCGCTGGCGGCAGAGCCGGGCAGTCGGCGGCGGGCATTCCTGGTCACGGTTCTCGCCGGCGTCGTGGTCGTGCTCGCTCTCGCCGGGGCGGAGGCGAGCTGATGGGCAACCGACGCAAGCCGAGGAACCCTGCGGGCGCCCGCGGACCTGCGGGCGGCCGCCCGGCCGACCTCGACGACGACTTCTTCCGTGCGGCCGCCGCGATGGTCCCCAGGGTCGGTGCCCGGTCCTTCCAGGTGCGCTACTGCGACGAGGATGACCCGGTCGTATGGATCGCGGTCGCGAGCTTCGGTGGCCGTCGCTTCGAGGTCGGGGCCGGCCCGAACCCCGAGGTCGCGATCATGCGGCTGCTCCAGGTGCTCGTCGACGGCGGCACCTGCCGTCACTGCCACCGGCCGACCAGCATCACCCGGAGCTTCGATCAGCAGCTCGCCTCCCAGATCGTGTGCTGGTACCAGTACGACCCCGAGCTGAAGAAGTTCCGCCGGGGGTGCGCATGACCCGGCCGTGGTTGACCTGCACCTACCCGCTCGCCGACGGGTTGTGCGGGAAGCAGGCGCAGCAGTTCATGAACGCGCGCCGATGCCCGGACCACACGCCAGCGAAGATCGCCGGCCATCCCGAGCCGCCAACCCCGGATCCGGCCCGGACGATGGTCGGGCTGATGGAGGCCGGCCGCCGGCGCGACGCGCGTCGGCTGGCCCGCGCCCGTGCGGCGTACGAACGGCTGTGCGTCCCCACGCCGGTGGTCGAGCCGGGTCACGTCCACCGGTGGCTCCCGCGGCCGTTCTCGTTCGGGCCGCGGGAGAAGGTCGGCGGGGACATCAAGTACCGCACGGGCTGCTGGTGCGGCGCGTGGAAGGGTCCCTGGCCGCCCCCGGTGGTTCACGGCCGCGCGCGCACCGGTCAGCAGTACTCCATCGCCGTCGTCGACGAGACGACGGTCCTGACGCCGGACGTCGCCGCGGCGGTCGCCGGCGTCGGCCGGCTCGTTGGGTGGACGGACTGATGCCGCGCCGTACCCGCCCGCGGCCGCGGCCCCTGCCGCGCTGCCAGCACTGCCAGGCCCGGATCTCGTTCTTCTGGGTCCGCGGCCGCGACGGCAAGCCTGGACGCGCCCGACCGTTCGATCCCATCCCGGTCCGTGACGAGGACCGGCTTCAGCCGCTCGTGCCGGCGCTGCCGGTGTCGGGCCGCACTGCCTGGGACCCCGACGAGCTGATCGCCGAACTGGAGTCCGCCCGGCCCGGCTGGACCACCGACGACGCCCGCGACGAGGTCATGGCGATGCCGTGGCACCGCGTCCACCAGTGCCTCGACCACGTCGCGGCGAAGCACACCGAGAGGGAGACCCAGCGCCCGTGAAGATCATCAGCGACCCCTTCAGAGAGCACGGCCAGCCGGGACCGGTCGTCGTCGACACCGACGGCGGAGCCGCGCTGCAGCACGTCCAGGCTGCAGGCGTGGAGGGCCGCGGTTCCGGGCCGCTCCTCGCGGTCGAGCTGGAGGGGCCGCTGCTGCACCAGGACGGTCGCTTGGACGTGATCTACCTGGTCGACGCCGACGGGGCGGCGCAGCTGTGCGCCCACGTCATGAACACCCTCGTCCGGTTCGACGCGGGCATGGCCCTCACGTTCCACGCTCGGCTGCACGAGCTCCTCGAAGCGGCCAAGTAGGGACTCGGGTGGTCGTGAACCTCTTCGACTGGCAGCGCGCCGTCCTGGTCGCCGACATGACCGAGGACCTGCGCTGGTGGGCGCTACGCGTCTCCCTCGACTCCGACGGTGCCTCCGGGCTCAACGTCGTGATCAACGAGCAGGCGCTGGCGTCCGACCGGGCCGTCTCCACCCGCACGGTGTGGCGGCGCCTGGAATCCCTCGTCGAGGCCGGCTGGATTGCCCAGGTCGTGAAGCCGACCCGCCCTGGCCGCGACGGCCAGCGGGGTCGTCGTGCCCGCTACCGACTGTTCCTCCCGGGCCAGCTGACCGAAGAGTCGTCTGACACGGCCCCGCTGGACCTGTCAGACGACCACCCCGGATCGCCTGACACGGACACGGGGGGATCTGTCACACGATCGCCCGAGTCGTCTGACACGCGCCCGCTCGCGGTGGCAAACGACCTCCCGCGACCGTCTGACACCGTCCCGCCCGGATCTGTCACACGATCGCCCGAGTCGTCTGACACGCCACGCGGACAGGTGGCAAGCACTCAGACAAGAACTACAACTACTGCAGCAGCAGCGGCCGCGATCGCCGTCGACCAGGAGCCGCAGACCGTGGCCTCCGGCCCGGTCGCGATCCTCGCCTCGAAGGTCAACCAGCACGCCCCGCTGCGCGGTCTGCGCTGGGACTCCCTCGGCGCCGAGAAGACCGCCCGCATCGAGGCGCTCATCGAGCTCCACGGCGACGACGCGCTTGTCGACCACGCCGTGCTGACCTGCCGGGCCACCCCGCCCGTGTTCGCCCAGGCCTTCCTCGCCGGCTGGGAAGCCATGCCGCCGCCCGGCCGGCGCCTCGCCGTCGTCCGAACCAAGGCGGCCATGTGCCCCGAGCACGCCTGGCGGCAGCTGAAGAGCGACGGGACCTGCATCGACTGCGCCGGCGAGGCGAACGAGCGACGCCGCGGAGGTGACCAGTGACCGAGCACCCCGACCAGCTCGACGCCCGCCTGTCCGTGCGCCAGGCCGAGGTGATCGCCTTCGAGCGCGCCGGCTGGTTCAAGTTCGCCGGCATCCGCGACGCACTGGTCCTGGAGCGCTTCGGCCGAGGGCCGACCCGCCACGCCCAGGTCCTCCACCACGTCCTCAGCCTGCCCGCCGCCGACGCCTACGACCCGGCCACCGTGCGCCGCCTCGTCGAGCGCCGCGACCTCCTACGCGCCCACCGGTCGACGAAGGGACTCCTCCCGTGACCCTCAACCGCCGCCGCGCCACCCGCCGGCCCAAGCGCGCCAGCACCGGCCCCGGCGAGGAGACCCAGATGCTCCTGTTCCACCGCGCCGGCGCCCGCTGCGAGCTCTGCGCGACCGACCTGTCCGCCGGCGCCCCGTCCTCGAAGCACCACCGCCGCCCCCGAGGCATGGGCGGCTCGTCGACGACGTGGATCAACGACGTCTCGAACCTGCTCCTGCTCTGCGGCACCGGCACCACCGGCTGCCACGGACGCATCGAGTCCCACCGCACCGCGGCGTACGACGCCGGCTGGCTGCTCCGTACCGGCTTCAACCCCTGGGAGGTCCCCGTCGTGCTCCACGGCCACCGAACCGTCTATCTCACCCGGGACGGCCAGTACGCCGTGGGGGCACCGTGAGCGCGCAGCCCGCCCGCCAGCCCGACGAGCTGCCGACCACCCAGGCCGAGCTGCTCGAGCTGGCCCTGGCCGACTGCTCCAAGCTGCTCGGCGACGTCTACCGCCAGCTGCCGCTCCTGCAGAATCTCGCGGACTCGCGCCAGCCCGGCCTCACCTTCACTCCGGCCGCGACCCGAGCGCAGATGGGCAAGCAGTTCCTGGCCGACAGGTTCGCCCGACGCCAGGCCGAGGCCGCCGGCCTGCCCGCCGGCAAGGGCGCGACGGCGGCACCGGGCAACGTCAGCGGCTGGGCACTGGTCGCGGAGATCGAGATGACCCTGCGGCACCTGATCAGGTTCATCGTCCGTCACGACCCCGAGTCCGCCATCCCGGTCCCGGACGAGGGCGAGACCACCGGCCAGCTCGTCAACCGGTTCCGCACCCTGCTGTGGACCGTCACGCAGCTGCGCGTGGCTCGCGCGATCCAGGTCGACCTGCGCCACCTCGCCGAGCTCGCCGGCCGCCTCCTCGACGGCGAGGACCGCACCGCCCTGGCCGCCGAGTGCCCGCACTGCCGCAACCGGACCCTCGTGGTCTACCTGCACTCCGGCGTCATCCGCTGCGAGCGCCCCCGCCGCGCCGACGGCACCCGCGCGACGTGCCAGTGCCAGCACCCGATCTGCCCCTGCAGAACCGAGCGCCGCTTCGTCCACAGCTGGGTCCGCGAGTCCAACGACCCCGTCACCTCGTGGGGCGCCCTCGCCGGCCGCCTCACCCTCGCCAAGCACCTGAAGGAGACCCCGTGACGCCCCGAACCTGGGCCGAGGGCACGATGCCCACCCCTGAGCAGTGGCTGGACTGGCTGCTCGAGCAGGACCGCGTCGACCAGCTGCGCGTCGGCGATGGCGCCCTCAACGACGCGGGCCGGGCCGCGCGCTGCGTGATGGCCGATCATGACTCGCTGCTCACCCAGCTGCGCAGCATCAACGAGATCAACGGCGATCTCGCCCGCATGGCTGGCCGCTACCGGCGCGCCTGGCAGTCCGCCCGCCGCCGCGGCACCAGCACCCGCGCGACCTTCCGCCTCGGCTACAGCGAGGGCCACCGCGACGGCTACACCGACGGGCTCGGGAAGGCGCTCGCCGACCTACGCGCCGTCCAGACCGCTCTCCGGGCGGGTGACGAAGCGTGAGCACCGCAGAGACCAGCAACGTGGTCCAGCTGCACGCTGACTCGGTCGACCTGGACCGGCTGGTGCACATGACCGTCACCGAGGGCTCCGACGAGGCCGGTTGGACGGTCCGCTGCCGGCAGCCGTGCCGGTTCCAGGAGGGCACCTTCCCCAGCCAGCACGACGCCCGCAAGGTGGGCAACGAGCACATCGCCTCCACGCTCCCAGCGCCCGAGAAGGTCGCGCTGTCGTACGACGACTTCGTGGTCACGCTGGAGCGGTACAGCGCCCCGCACGAGTCGCCGGTCGACCCCGGCGACTCGGCCGCTCCACTGCCCGGCATGCCCGAGCGCATCACGCCAGCGTGGGTGTCTGACGGCATCCGGTTCACCTGGCTCGGCGAGGACGGCGAGTACGCCCTGGCGCTCGGCCACCTCGACGACGACGGCCTGGATCACTTCGCCGCCGCGCTCGCGCAGAGCGAGGGGTTCAGCATGAGCGCCGCCGACTACCCGATGGACGGCGTCGAGCGCCTGTGGGTCCTCCCGGCCGGTCACGCCGCCGTATGCCGCCGTTGTACCGACGACTACGACGCCGAGGACCTAGAGGACCACCCGCTCGATGCCTGTGGCTGCGGTGATGAGTACGTGGCCGCTTGGTACGCCGTCGCCGTCACCGCCGCGACCCCGGGCGCGATCGCCATCACCAGGTGGTCGGCGTGACCTGCGAGGCGCGGCTGGCCGGTGACGGCCTGGCCTGCACCCGCATCGATCCCCACGAGCCGCACCGCGGCTGCGTCTACGAGTCCACCTCGGGAGTCCCGGGCTCGCCCAAGGAAGAGCTGTGAAGGAGACCCCCTTGTTCCGAGCGATCGTCATCATCTGCCTGCTCGTCGCGCTCACCGCCGCGCGTCGCCGGGCGCGCCACTGGCGCCGCGTCGCCCAGATGCACGGCGCCCCCACCCACCGACCCGGCGCTAGCGCCGACCGGGGGGTCGACGACTGGGCGCGAGCGAACCCCACGATGGGCAACTTCACGACCCGGTCGGTGCCCATCGACCGGCTGGCGATCGGCATGGACGTTCTCCGGGTGCCGATCATCGGCCGGCTGAAGGTCGCCGCCGACGCCACGGGCATCCTCGACGCTCACGGCCAGAGCGAGGCCGGCCGCATCGTCGCGTTCCGCCTCGACACCCGCGGCGGCACGCCCCGGATGATCCGCTTCGACAACGGTGCCCGGGTGTACGTGGCGGCCGACGCCGAAGCGCTGGTGGCGGTCCGGCTGGAGGTGCGTCGTGTCCGGTGACATCCCGAAGGGCGTGAAGGCGGCGATCCTCCGCGCGGCCGCGGACGCCCGCTACCCGAACCAGGCGCTGCCGACGATCGCCGCGAACCACAACCTCGGCATCGCCCAGGTCAAGAGCGTCGTCGAGCAGCACGGATGGCCCCAGCCCGATTCGATGCGCCGCGCCGCGGACATCCTCGCCCGAGCAGCTCGACGCGACTCCGAGGTCGACGACGCCGACGAGGGCGACGTCTACCTCGAGATCGCGATCGAGCGCCTGCAGGCCGACCCGGAGAACGTCCGCGAGGACCTGGGCGACCTCGCCGAGCTGATGGACTCGATGGTCCGCGAGGGCCTGGTGCAGCCCGTCGTCGCACGCCGCCACCAGAGCCTGCTGATCATCGTCTCCGGGCACCGCCGCCACGCGGCCGCGGTGAAGCTCGGATGGACCCACATCCCGTGCCTGATCAAGGCCGGCGTCCACCCCGACGACGTCCTCGGGAAGATGCTGATCGAGAACGGCCAGCGCAAGGACCTCGACCCGATCGAGGAGGCCCGCGCGCTGCAGCGGCTGAAGACCCGCGACCGCCTCACCGACGCCGCCCTGGGCTCGAAGATCGGGCGGTCCCAGCCGTACGTCTCGGGCCGGCTCGCGCTCCTCGACCTCCCACCGGCCGAGCAGGAGCGGATCCGCGAGGGCACCATGACCCTCGCCGCCGGCACGACCGCCGGCCGACGCCAGGGCGGCCACCACCGGCCCGGCGCTCAGGGGAAGAAGTCCGCGGCCCACCTGACCAGCCACCACCCGCTGGCCCGCGCCGTCGCGCAGCTGTGCCAGCAGCAGGGCCACAGCAAGCACACGCCCGGCCGCGTCGGGGGAGTGGGCTGCGGTCGCTGCTGGGAGGACGTCATCCGCTCCGACGAGCGCTCGAAGATCGAGGCTCGGTCGTGACGGCCCGTCGCCCGGTCCCGGGCATGCAGGCGAAGTGCCGGACGTGCCAGGCCGCGATCGTGTTCGCCGTCACGGTGGCGTCCGAGCGCGGACCGGGCGGCAAGTGGCAGCCGTTCGACCCGCTGGAGGACCCGAAGGGCAACGTCGCCGTCCGCGCGATCAACCCCCGCCGCTCTCACGCGCGGGCGCTCGGCAAGGACGACATGATCGACCGCGAGACCGAGGTCCGCGCGATGCCGCACGCCGCGACGTGCCAGCCCGCGCTGGTCGACAAGCCCGAGCCGCCGGCGCCAACGAACGTGCTCGACCTCGCGGTCGCGCGAGCGAAGCGGGGACGTCGATGACCGCCCGCCTGAAGGTCACGCTGACCGCCCAGGAGCGCCGCCAGCTGCACGCCGGCGTCTGCGGCCGCCACGCCGACACGGTGCCCGGGGTGTACGTCTGCGGGCCTTGTGAGAGCGCCGGTGACCGGGCTGTCGAGGAGATCGTCGCCTCGCGGCTTGCCCTGGCCGCTGACGCTTGCTGCACCTGCCACGTCGCCGACGCGCCTCACGAGGACTGGTGCGTCTCGGTCGGCATCCTCGCCATGCTCGTCGACGAGCGGAGCGTCGAGGTCACCTGGACCGTCGAGACGCGCAGCCGCCGCGGCGGGAAGACCTCGGAGGCGGCCGAGGCGCTGGAGCGGGCAGTACTGCAGCTCGCCCAGGCCGAGGCCGCGCGGATCGAGCAGGCATGTGAGACCGCGCTGCAGCAGGGACGCGGTGTCCGCGTCGTCACGCACGAGGGCTTCACCACGGTCGAGGTGACGGCCGAGGTGCCCTTCGGCACGATCCACCGCTACCCGCGCGGCCGAGACGGGGGAGCGAGCTCGTGAGGACCCTGCGCGCGATCACCGTCCAGCAGCCCTGGGCGTGGGCGATCGTCCGCGGCGGGAAAGACGTCGAGAACCGCCGCAACCGCACTGGGCTGCACGCCGCGGTCGCGCAGTTCAACCGCCCTGGCCCGATCGCGATTCACGCCGGCCTCCGGTACGCCGGCACCGACGCCTGGAACCGGATGCGCCGCCTGTCGACGGTCGACCCGGGCTTCGGCCCGGGAGGGCCTGGCGCTGACCCGGCCTGGATGTTCGGCCACGTCCTGGCGATCGCCACGCTCGCCGGCATCCACACCTCCGAGCAGTGCCTCGCGTCGGGCCGGCTCTGCTCGCCCTGGGCCGAGGACAACGCTGCGCATCTGCAGATCACGAACGTGCGGCCGCTGTACCGCCCCGTCGAGCTGCGCGGCTCTCAGGGGATGTGGGAGATCAAGAACCCCAGCGTCCTGTCGGAGATCCGCAGGCAGGCCGCATGACCGGCTGGCGCATCGACCCGGCCGGCGCCGACCCCGCGGTGGTGGCCTTCGTGTCGGAGGAGCTCGGGATCCCGGTCGTCGACGTCGGCGAACCGCAGGACGCGCTGCGGCTCGGCTCCGAGTGCCTGTTCTCCCGCTTCGGGTTCAACGACGGCGACGTCCCTGCGCAGCTACTCGACTACTGCGACACCTTCGGCCTGCCGTACCCGACGGACGATCCAGCCGGCCGAGTGCTGTACGACCCGACATCCGCCTGGCACGTCACCCTCGCGGCTCTGGTCAAGGAGCGTCTGGTCCCGCTGCTGCCCGTCGAGGTCGCCGTTGAGGAGATCGGCACGAACCACAACCCGATCCGCGCCAAGTCGGTCGCCGGCGTCGACGTCGACTGGTCGTCGTACGACGCCGCTGAGGCGGCCCACACGTGGCCAGAGGTCGCGATCTGGATCCCGTACGACCAGGTCCTCGCCGAGCACGAGCGGCTGGCGCAGTCGTGACCGCCCGTGTGCTGGTGAACGTCTCCGAGGCCGCTCGGACTGCCGGTGTACCGCGCACCACGGTCGCGACCTGGATCTCCTCCGAGCGCCTGTTCCCGGTCGGCCTCGATGCCGACGGCAGGACGGCGCTGTACGACCTCGCGAGCGTGAAGGAGCTCGCGGCCGCCACCCCTCGGCGCAAGAGGCGCCGGAGCACTCGAAGGAGCTCGACATGAACGACCGCATCCCCAGCGACCGCGAGGTCCGGGCATGATCGCCGTCCTCGAGGCCGCAGGCTGCTGCGCGGCGATGTTCTCGCTGCCCATTGCTGCCCTGAGCGTGTTGTGGGGACGGCCGTGAGCGCCGCCGAGCAGGTGCACGTCGAGTGCAGCAGCACAGTCACGGCCGAGCCCGGGAGCTACCTCATGGCGCACCAGATCAAGGCGTGGCTGCCTGGCATCCCGGACGGAGCGAACGTCACCGCCGTCACCCGCCAGATGGGCTCGCAGCGAGACCCGGTCGAGGCCACTGTCGGCCTGACTGCGAAGTGGAGCGAGGTGCGCCGTGGGTGACGTCCAGACCGAGACTGACGCGGAGATCGAGCGCCTCCGTGCAGAGGTGAAGCACTGGAAGGACCACGCCCAGGAGGCCGGCGAGGGGTTCTCGCAGGCTTGCCGGGACTACGCCCGGGTGAACGCTCGGCGCTCCGAGCTGATCCGCAAGCTCGAAGCGTGGATCCGTCACGGCGAGGCAGTCCCCGCCGACGTCACCACCTACGACCGCGCGATCGTCAACGCCGAGCTGCGCGCCCTCATCGAGGAGGCCCGCCATGGCTGACGTCCAGGCCGAGAAGGGGGCGCACGACGACGAGTGCGAGGTAGGCGACTCGCTGCTCCACCCGCTCGCTTGCCGCTGCGCTTCACGGGCCGCTCAGGCGGACGAGAAGGGTCAGATCTTCCCGAGCAGCTTCCGAACCGTCATCCGGTCGAGGCCGGCCCGGCGTCCCGCCTCGGCCTCGGCCATGCCGTCACGGACAGCGAGGAGCGCGACCTGCTGCGCCGCGATCGAGGCGTGTCGGGCCGCCTCGCGGGTCCGCTGGCGCTTCCGGCCCGCCTCGTCGATGTCGGTCTCGCCGAGCAGGTACTGCGTGAGCGCGGCGAGCGCGGTGTCGCGCTCGGGCTGCAGGTCGGGGTCATCCCCGATGCGTGCGATCGCGGCCTCGGCCTCGGCCTCGAACCGCTCGCGCTGCTCGTCGGTCATGGCCTCGGCGGCGGGGCCGAGCCAGGCAGTCCAGTCGGTGCTCACTGGGTCAGTCCTCCATCATCTCGTGGTAGGTGGCGAGCTCGTCCATGTCGTCGGCGACCGGGCCGCCCATCGCCTCGGCGAACGCCAAGCCCTCCGGGGTGCAGGCTGCGGCCGGCGCGTGCCTCAGCTCGACGAGCTGAGCGTCCGCGGCCTCGTACAGGGCTCGGGCGATGCCCTCGCCCCGGTGGGCGGCGTCGACCTCGATGTTCATGATGATCTCGGTGTCGATCGCGACGTACAGCTCGCCGACCTGCTCGCCGTCGATGACCGCGAACCAGCGGTGCAGGGTCTCGGCCTCGCCGTAGTAGGTGCCGGTGCTGTACGTGATCTCCATGTAGAGCACTCTACAGACGGAACTGTAGAGTTGTCTACAGGTCGGGGCAGGATCCTTCCGCCCGGACCGCTCACGCCCGAGGACGGCACCAGGTGAGCGGCTACGACTGGGTGCGCGCCTGGGACGAGCTGGACGCTGAGGACGCCGCGGCTGAGAGCGAAGCCAGCGAGTGACCGGCCACCCAGCGGCCGGGCTGCTTCGCAAGGTCCTCCCGCGGCGCGCCACCCGGATCGAGATGGACCACGCGGCGTCGAGGTGGGATCGCACCTCGCGGAGCCTCTGTGCAGAGGCCGTCGACACCCTGGAGCACGTCCAGCTCGCCGGGTGGACTGAGGTGGCCGGCGCTCGCCGCTCTCGCGACCTGACACGCGTCCTGGAGCGCAACGGGTGGGAGCTCTTGCAGGGTGGTCCCGGCCCGATGGGGGAGACCGCGCTCGCTGCTGACGGGTCCGTGTGGCTGGTCGTGTCGTGGCGGTCGTACGAGATCGGCCCCGACCTGGGGCCGGGCGACATCGTGGTGTGCACCGTCGCCGTCGTACGGCACCTGCTCACCGGCGAGACGGGCATCATCACCGACGCCCACCTACCCGCCTCCGTCGAGGCCGCCTGGGGAAGCGATCGCGCCCGGCAGTACCGCCTCGCGGTGCAGCGCTACCGCAGCATCGTCACCGACTGGACGGCCAAGCACCGGCCCGACTTCGTGGTGGTGTGGGCCGACTGGAACCTCGACGTCCACAAGGCGTGGGTCCGGGCCTACCTTCGCGAGGCCTGGCCAGAGCTGCAGCTCCCGGCCATCCCAGACGAGAAGGGCACGCACGGCGGGTCAGGACGGTGGATCGACTTCTGCCTCGTCGCGGGCCTGCTGGAGCCGCAGCTGGTCGCGCTTCCGTACACCGAGGCATCCGACCACCGGAAGGTCCGCCTCCGTGGCCGGCTCCTCACCCGCGCCCAACGTCGCCGGCGACGCCGCCGCGCCCGCCGTGCCCGACGCCGTGCTCGACGACGCGCACGCCGCAAGGCACGTCGCTGATCGAGGCACTGACGAGAGCCTGCACACTGATCGGATGCGTGCGAACGACGGGACCGGAACCAAGGGGTACACCGTCCCGCAGCACGTCTGGGTCGCGTTCGATGGCCGGTGGCACGAGCGGAAGCCTGGAGTGCTCGTCGAGTGGCGACGCAACCCGAAGAGCGGCGGCTGGGAGGGCATGGTCGTGTGGTTCTCGGGCGGCGGGAACATCTCCTGGTCTGGCCGTCAGGGCTGGGTCCCGGCCGACCACATCAAGCCTCTCGATCAGACCTAGTCAGACCTCATCATCCCTGGTCAGAGGCCGGTTCGGTCCGACACGCGGGGTCTAGTCCGGGTAGTTGACTTCGTTCACGCTCGTACGTCACCCTCCTGTCACTGTTGCTCGTCTTGTACCTACCGCCCCGCTGACCACCGGTCCGCGGGGCTTCTGCATTTCCGGGGTCCACGTGGTGCGGCTGGGGCCGGCCACGGCGGCAGCGTGACCGGCCCGGTGTCACCGTGACCTCGGGCCGGGCCGGTCACGCGACAACGGCTACTTGAACGAGACAGTTCAAGGCTTCGACGCGAGGAGGTGATCCTCGTGAACCGCATCGTCATGTCCGGCCTGCTGTTGCAGATGAGGTTCGACAAGCGCGTGCTGGTGCTGAGCCCGACCATGCACGACGTTCGCGAGGCACTGCACCTGGCGCGCCAGGACCCGCTGTTCCACGACGAGACCGACTCCGTGCACCTGGCGAACGGGCGCGAGCGCATCACGTCGCTGACTGGCGGATGGATCCGGTTCGAGGTGCTGACCGATCCGCGGCACCTGAACCCCCGTGCCGATCTGGATCTCGTTTACGTGACTACGCCCGCTGCCGGCTGGACCGGTGACCACTACGTCGAGCTCCTACCCCACCTCGATCGCCGCTCCGGAGAGGTCGTGCTCGGCTGATGGTCGTCGACGCTGACCTCTCGCTCGAGGAGATCGACGAGGCGCTGACCCACCTCAGCGCCGGTCGTCTCGCAGCCTGTCGTGCCTCCGACGTGGCTCGGCAGCTCCGGCTCGGCGCGGAGATCGACAGCCTGCTCGACGCGCGCTCTGAGCACGTCTCTCGGGGCCTCGCTGAGGAAAAATTCGGGGACCCCACGTCGTTCCTGACTGCCGCTCAGGCCGTCTCTCCCCGTCATCGGGAAAATTCTGAGGACGGCGTCGGCAGCCGCGGCCTGGCGGCCGGCTCGGGGCTCGACCCGGCCCACCGCCCGCACGGGGAACCGGTGTGAGCAACCCTCGTGGGTGGTCCCACCAGCAGCGCCGCGAGCAGCTGCTTCCGCACGCGCTCAACACGCCGTGTCCGCGGTGCGGCGAGCCGATGCTGAAGGGGCAAGACCTCGACCTCGGCCACTCGGTGGACCTCGCTGACGACCCGAACGCCGTCGGCGACCGAATCGAGCACGCGAGCTGCAACCGGAAGGCCGGCGCCGAAGCAGCGCTGCAGCGCAAGCGATTCAACCCGTCGAGGGACTGGTGAGCAGCGCCGCTCGGGTCGTCGACGGCCTGGCCGCCTCGGCCGCAGTACTCCTCGAGCAGGAGTACGCGCTCGTCGACGTCAACGAGCTGCGACCCCACCCGCGCAACCCGCGCCGCGGCGACCTCGACGGGATCGCCGGCTCGATTGACGTCAACGGGTTCTTCGGCGCGATCGTCGCCCAGCGCTCGACGACCCACGTGCTCGTCGGGAACCACAGACTCGCCGCGGCGAAGGCACGCGGCGCCACGGTGGTCCCGGTGCTCTGGGTCGACGTCGACGACGACGCCGCCCTGCGGATCCTGCTCGTCGAGAACCGCATGAACGACCTGGCATCGACCGACGACGCCGTGCTCGCCGAAGTCTTCGAGCTCCTGCAGGCGAGCGGCGCCGGCACCGATGGCACCGGGTACGACGACGACCTGGTCGCCGAGATCCTGGCGGCCGCCAGACCGGCCGAGGCGCTGACCGACGTCGACGACGCCCCGGACTACCCAGAGGCCGACCCGATCTCGATCGAGGGCGACGTCTGGCAGCTCGGCCCGCACCGGGTGGTGTGCGGCAACGCGACCTCGATCGAGGACGTCCGCGTGGCGCTCAATGAGCGTCCTGCCGGCCTGCTGTTCACCGACCCGCCGTACGGCGTCTCGTACCGCGGGGGCACGGCGAAGCAGCTGACCATCCAGAACGACGACCTGACGCCCGAGCAGCTGCGCGAGCTGCTCGACGGCGCCTTCGCCGCGGCCGCCCAGGTCCTCGCGCCGGGTGCGAGCTTCTACGTGTGCTCGCCCTCGGGGGCGCTGGAGACCCTGTTCCGGCTCGCGCTCGACCAGGCGCGGCTCCCGCTCCGCCAGCAGATCGTCTGGGTCAAGGACCGGTTCGTCCTCGGCCGCGCCGACTACCACGGCCAGCACGAGACGATCTTCTACGGCTGGCAGCTCGACGGGACCCCTGCCGTGCCGCCCCACTTCGAGGACGAGCACGGCACGGTGCTGTACGGGTGGAAGCCTGGCGCCGGCCACACGTGGGAGGGCGGTCGCAAGCAGTCCACCGTGTGGGAGCACGAGCGGCCCGCTCGCTCGGCCGAGCACCCCACCATGAAGCCGGTCGAGCTCGTACGACGCGCGATCGAGAACAACACCCGCCCGGGTGCGCTCGTGCTCGACACGTTCGGTGGATCCGGATCGACGCTCATTGCGTGCCACCACGCCGGCCGTGTCGCCGCGCTCGTCGAGCTCGACCCGAAGTACGTCGACGTGATCTGCCGTCGGTGGGAACAGCACACCGGCGAGCTCCCCGTTCGAGCTGCCACGGGTGAGGCGGTCTCGTTCCTCGAGGCCGCCTGATGACCCCTCCGAAGAAGCGCGCGGCCGCCAAGCCGGCTGCGAAGAAGAGCACCGCGAAGAAGGCGCCTGCGAAGAAGGCCACCGCGGCGAAGAAGACCACGAAGCGCGCGCCGGCGAAGAAGGCTGCGGCTCCACGAGTCACCGCCCGCGATCGCAACGTCCTGGAACTGCGCCGCGCCGGCGTCCCGTTCGACGTCATCGCCGACCGCCTCAACTTCCGCGACGTCTCGACCGCTCACGCGTCGTACCTGCGAGCGCTGGCCGGCAGCCTGCCGCCGGCTCGGGACGAAGCGAAGGCGCTGGAGGTCGACCGGCTGGAGAAGCTGCAGACCGTCCTGTGGCCCAAGGCGTTGAAGGGCGACCTGAAGGCGATGGCGCAGCTCGTCGACGTCGCGCAGGAGCGCATGCGGATCATCTCGACCGACCCGCTGCCCGTCACCGACCAGCTCGGCCCGATCGAGACCGCCACCGCCGAGGAGGTCGACCGGCTGCGGACCGCGGCGCCGGCACTCGCCGCGGCCGCCCTCGTCCTCGCCCGCGTCGTCGACGAGCACCGCGGCGACCCGAACGCAACCGCCACCGCGGCGCGCGAGCTCCGCATGACGATGTCGCAGCTGCGAGGGCTGGCCGGCACGACCAGGACCCCGATGCCGAGCGGCGGTGGCGACGCCCCCGACGGCGAGGGCTCCGGCAAGGGAGGCAGCGTGACCTGGCTCGACGAACTCCGGCAGCGAAGTGGCCGTCGCACCTCCTGAGCACATCCTCGGGTCCCAGGACCCGACCCACCGGCTGTGGGTGCCCGACACGAAGTACTCCCGGGGCGACGAGGCCGTCGAGCTGTGCGACCGCATCGGCCTCGACCTCGATGAGTGGCAACGCAACTTCCTGATCGACGGCTGCGCGATCGTCGACGGGTACGACGCCGCCGGCAACCCGGCCGAGCGCTGGGCCGCCGATGACGTGCTCGTTGAGCTCAGCCGCCAGAACGGCAAGAGCGTGGTGTTCGAGGCCCGCGTGCTCGCTGGCCTGTTCCTGTTCGGTGAGCAGCTGATCGTCTACTCAGCCCACGAGGGCGACACCGCCAAGAACGCCTTCGAGCGCATCGAAGGGCTGATCCGGTCCGATCCCGTCCTGCACGAGCAGGTCGTCAACGACGGCCGCACCAGCGGCTTCCGCCGCACCAACGGCCAGCTGTCCATCACCCTGTGGACCGGCCAGATGGTCAAGTTCCGCACCCGCACGGCCGGCGGCGGCCGCGGCCTCACGGGCGACTGCGTCATCCTCGACGAGGCGCAGGAGATCACCGACGACCACATCGCCGCTCTCGGACCCACCCTCAGCGCCCGCCCCAACCCTCAACTGTGGTGGGGAGGGAACGCCGGCAACAGCCGCTCCGTCGTCCTCGGCCGCATGGTCCGTCGCTCCGAGAAGCGCGCAAGCCGGATGGTCGCCTACCGGTGGGTCGCCGCAGACGAAGACGACCCCACGTCGCCGAGGACCTGGGCGCTGGTCAACCCCGCCTTCGGGCGCCGCATGACGGCGAGCTACATGGAGAGCGAGCTGGGCCGGCTCTCCCTCGAGAAGTTCGGCCACGAGCACCTCGGGATCGGCGACTACCCCCGCGAGGAAGGCGAGGACTGGATCATCCCGCGGATGCGCTGGGAGCGCGCCCAGGACAAGGACTCGACGATCGTCGGCAAGGTCGTCTTCACCATCGAGACCAAGTGGGACCGGATGCGGTCCTCGATCACCGTCGCCGGCCGGCGCGCCGACGGGCGTAAGCACATCGAGTGCATCAAGAACGAGCCCGGCACGCAGTGGACCGTTAAGGAGATCGCGCGGCTCCACGAGAAGCACGACAGCCTGGGCGTCGCGATCGACCCGATGTCGCCGGCGAACAACCTCGTCGGGCCGATCATGGATGAGGGCGTGCCCGTGCACCTCCTCACCGTCGAGGAAGTCACCCGCGCCTGGGGCAACATGCACGACGTCATCGTCGAGGCGGACCCCAACGAGGGACTGCCCGACCTCGTCCACCGCGGCGGGAGCGTCCTCACGTCCGCCCTCGCCGAAGCCAGCGTCCGAACCGTCCGCGGCACCACGACCCTCCGCCGCGCAGTCGCCGCCGACGTCTCCGCGTTCCTCGGCGGATGCTGGGCAGCTGAGGCGCTCGACATCCTGACCGACGCCAAGGAGCCGCCGCCGGACCCCGAGGCACTCGACGAGGAGCGCCAGGGGAAGACGCCCGGGTCAGGTCAGTTCGACGTCAACACCGTCGGCTTCTGACGGCGGCGCGTACTCGTCCAGGAACGCGTTGAACACGGCGCTGATCGTCGTCCCGTCAGCGGCAGCCTTCGCCTTCGCTCTCGCCCACCGCTCGTCAGGGACCCGGATGCTCCGGTGCTGGGTCTTCGGCTGGTTCGGCGGCGTCATGGCGGCCATTGTGCCTAGCCCTCGTCGTCGCCGAGCCTCGCGGCCAGCTGAGCGTGCAGCTTCGCCCACGTCTCGTGCCGCTCGACCAGGCGCGCGTCGCCCGCCCGCCGCCACCACGCAGCCGCCTCCCGGTGCAGCTCGACCGCGTGCAGATTCGCCGTCGGGGTCTTCGCTTTCGCCGCGGCGTCGCTCGCCAAGTCCGCGTCCAGCGACCGCCGGCCAGCGGTGCTCGCCGCCTCCTCGTCCATCCCCGTGTCCCATCCCGCCGTAGGTGTACGTACACCCACGGTAGCGGGCCGCGCCCTCACCGAGAGGAGGTCCGATGACCGAGACGACCACCGAGCCGGCCCCCTCGCCCGTCGCCGTCCGCGAGAAGGGCTACGCCCACGACGACACCGTTGGCGGCCGCGGCTTCTGGAACGACCTCAGCAACGAGGACACCCCCGAGCTCGTCTGGCCGCTTTCGATCCCGATCTTCGACAAGATGCGCCGGCAGGACGCGCAGGTGTCCTCCGTGCTCCGCGCCGTCACCTCGCCGATCCTGCGCACCCGGTGGTCCGTCGACGGCACCGGCTGCCGGCCCGAGGTCACCGAGTTCGTGGCCAGCAACCTCGGCCTGCCGATCAAGGGCCAGGAGTCCGAGGGCAACAACCAGGCCCGGCTCCGAGGCCGCGACCGGTTCTCCTGGAACCAGCACACCCGGATGGCGCTGCTGATGCTGCCGTTCGGCCACATGTACTTCGAGCAGGTCTACCGCTACGACGAGCAGGGCCGTGCCCGGATCCGGAAGCTCGCGCCCCGGATGCAGCGGTCGATCTCGCAGATCAACGTCGCCCGCGACGGCGGCCTGGTGTCGATCGAGCAGTACGCGCCCATGTCGGTGATGACCGGGGCCGGCGGCAGCAAGATCCCGGTCAACCGGCTCGTGGCGTACGTCCTCGACCGCGAGGGCGGCAACTGGCTCGGCACCAGCCTGCTGCGCTCTGCCTACAAGAACTGGCTGCTGAAGGACCGCGCGCTGCGCCACTGGTCGATCGGCGTCGAACGGAACAGCGTCGGGCTCCCCGTCTACACCGCGGCCGAGAAGGAGACCAGCCTCGAGAAGGGCAAGGCGATCGCCACCCAGGCCCGCGGTGGCAGCAACTCCGGCGCGGCCCTACCGCACGGCGCCGAGCTCGCGCTGAAGGGCGTCGAGGGCCAGCTCCTCGACCCCGAGAAGTTCGTCCGATACCAGGACGAGCAGATCGCCCGCGCCGTGCTCGCCCACTTCCTCAACCTCGGGTCGCAGACCGGCTCCTGGGCACTCGGCAGCTCGTTCAAGGACTTCTTCACGCAGTCGCTCGACCACGTCGCCGGCGACTACGCCGACACCTCGAACTTCCACGTCGTCGAGGACCTGGTCGACATCAACTTCGGCCGCACCGAGCCCGCTCCGCTCATCGTGTTCGAGCCCATCGGCACCGCCACCGAGGTCGACGACGAGATCTCCCTGCTCCGGAAGGCCGCCGGTCTCGAGGACGACGACGACCTGGCCGCCTTCCTCCGCCAGCACGTGAGCCGGGCCGCCGCATGACCACCCCGACCGTCCGCCAAGGAGGCGACATGTCCCAGCCCGGACTCCTCACCATCCGCACCCCGCACCAGGTGGCAGCCCAGGCCCAGATGCTCGTCGGCGACCGCTCCCGAGTCGCCGCCGCCGCCGTCGACGACGAGACCACCGAGGCCCCGCCTGCCGGCTCCGTCGGCGAGCTGTGGCTCTACGGGCTCGTGGGCGGCTGGTGGCGAGGCTTCGACGCCGAGTCCGTCAGCAACGCCCTGCGCACGATGGACGACGACGTCATCTACGTCCGGATCCACTCGCCCGGCGGCCATGCCGCTGACGGCATCGCGATCGCCAACCTGCTGCGGAACCACACCGCGAAGATCATCGTCGTCGTCGACGGGCTGGCCGCCTCCGCGGCATCCGTCATCGCGATCGCCGGCGACGAGATCGTGATGTGCCCCGGTTCCCAGCTCATGCTCCACGACGCCTCCACCGGCGGCTGGGGCAACGCCGACGAGCTGCGCGCGGCAGCCGAGTGGATCGACGGGCAGAGCGCCAACTACGCCGGCGTCTACGCCTACCGCGCCGGCGGCACCGCCGAGCAGTGGCGCCAGGTGATGCTCGCCAACAACGGCCGCGGCACCTGGTACACCGCTGAGGCCGCGGTCTCCGCCGGCCTCGCGGACAGCGTCGGAACTCGACCGGCCGCGGGCAGTCCGCCCGTCGCTCCCGAGGACGAGATCGACGAGGACGACGACGAGATGGTCGCGCGGATCGCGCACGACCTCGCGCTCCTGGAGCAGACGGTCCACCCCGCCGCCCGCGCCGCCTGGCAGGGCGAGCGGCCCGCAGCCGCCGGCGCTTCGCGCAGCGGCACCCCCAAGCCCCCGGTCGCGTCCGCGCCCGGGTCCAACAGAACGGAAGGAGCTGCTCTCGTGGATCTCACCGACGAGCAGATCGCAACCCTGCGTGAGCAGGTCGGCTTCCCCGAGACCGCGGACGCCGAGACCATCGTGGCTGCGATCACGGAGGCGCTCGCCGAGCGCGCCGAGGACGCCGGCACGAGCACCACCAGCGCGGCCACCACCGCGACGGCGCCCGAGGGCTTCACCCTCGTGCCCACCGTCGCCTGGGAGACCGCGCAGAGCAACGCCCAGCTGGGTGCCCAGGCCGCCGAGCGGCTCCGCACCCAGGACCGGGAGGCGTTCCTGGACGCGCACCGCGACCGGTTCCCCCCGGCCGCCCGAGCGGCCTGGCAGCAGCAGTACGACCGCGCCCCCGCCGAGACCCGCGCCTACCTCGAGAGCGCCCCCGTGATCGTGCCCATCGAGGAGCTCGGGCACGACGCCACCTCGGCGGAGGCCTCCGCCAGCGACGACGGCTGGTTCCCGGGCTACCCGGCCCCGGCCGTGAAGGGAGCCTGACATGGCGAACGAGAACCACGGGGTCTACGAGCCCGGTGCCGACCTGACCGTGCACGCGAGCGCGGCCGTGATCGGCAAGCGGTTCCTGAAGATCTCGGGCAACCGGACCGGCGGCCTGATCAGCGTGGCCCACGCCGACGCCGCCGGGCGCGCCATGGGCGTGTCCACCCAGGACGCCGCGCTCGGCAAGCCGCTCGGCACCCACCGCGGCAACAGCCGCGTCACCTTCGTCACGGCCGGGGGCAACATCGCGGCCTTCGCCGAGGTCGAGGTGGGCGCCAACGGCACCGCCGTCACCAAGGCCGCCGGTATCGCCGTCGGCTACGCCGTCACGGCCGCCGTCAACGGCGGCGACGCCGAGATCAGCCTCTACTGAGAGCAGGAGAACAACCTTCATGGGAACCGCACCCGTCACCTACCCGCTCGGCCCGCCGGTCGTCACCGGGGACACGCTCACCGTCGACACGGCGCTGAAGCAGCCCACCCGCATCACCCGCCGCATCGCCGACATGACGCTGCAGAACTTCATCGTTACCCGGATCTTCGCCCAGGGCGGAACCGTGGTCGGCGGCGCCGTGATCTACGACCAGGCCGTCCTCAACGAGCTCTACCTCGACCGCGACGTCGAGCGCGTCATGCCCGGCCAGGAGTTCCCCATCGTGGGCTCCAGCCGGCGGGCGCCGAAGGTCGCCGAGGTCGAGAAGTACGGCGGCAAGTTCTACGTCTTCGACGAGGCGCGCGACCGCAACGACGTCAGCCACTTCAACAACCAGGTCACCCTGCTGGCCAACACGATCGTGCGCAAGGTCAACACCCGCGCGATCGCCGAGCTCGAGGCCGCGATCACCGCCCTCGGTGGCGCCGGCACCTTCGTCGGCAACGACTGGGGCAACGTCGTCACCGGCGGCTCGTCGCAGACCAACAACACCCTGTGGCCGGCCGCCGACTTCGCCAAGGCGCAGCTCATCGCTGACCAGGACGAGCTGGGCGTCCAGTACGACACCTGGATCATCAACCCGACCCAGCACTACCAGCTGGTCGTGACGTACGGAGACAAGCTCGCCCAGGTGCTCGAGTCGATGAAGATCAAGGAGGTCTTCAGCTCCAACCGGGTCCCCAACGGCACCGGCTACGCCGTCGCGTCGCAGCAGGTCGGCGAGATGCGCGTCGAGCAGCCGCTGCGCACCGAGACCGACCGCATCGTGAAGAACGAGAAGACCCTCGTCCAGTCCTCGGTGCGGCCGGTCATGTACGTCACCAACCCGTACGCGATCAAGAAGGTGACGGGGCTCGATGGCTGAGCACACCGTCACCATCGCCCACGCGCTGTTCTCCTACGCCCGGGAGAACGGCTCCGAGCGCCTCGCGCGCCGCGGCGACACGATCACGATCGACGGCGAGGACTTCGAGCGCGGCCAGCGCCACGGCGCCTTCGTCGACGACCCCAGCCAGCTGCAGCGCCACGGCGTGCTCGACGTCTTCGCCATGGAGGACCTCGACGACCTGGAGCAGGACGAGCTCAACGACTGGATGCGCTCCGCGTCGGTCAGCGACGTCGAGGGCGCGATCGCCAAGGCCGCGGCCGAGGGCATCGACGTCACGTCGCTGCTCCTCGCCGGCGAGCTCAACCGCGGCTCCGAGGCCCGCCAGGAGGTCCTCGACCTGCTCGGCGGATCGAGTGCCCCCGGGACGGAGCCCACGACGCCGGCGACCCCGGCCGACCAGGCCGCCGTCGACGCCGCCGAGCGGCAGCTGAAGGACGACCAGACGGCCGCGGCCGCCGCGGCCACGCCGAGCGAGCTCGACGAGGCGGCCCTGGCCGCCGCGGCCGCCGCCGGAGACATCACGTCGACGAGCCCCGTCCCGCCGGCCCAGCCGCTGACGGACCGCATCGACGACGTCCTCGCCTGGGTTGACGGCGACGTCACCCGCGCCCAGGTCGCCCTCGACAAGGAGCGCGCGGAGAAGGGCGACAAGGCGCGGCCGCGGCTCGTCACCCAGCTCCAGGAGACCCTGGCCGGCGCCACCCCGCCGACGAGCGGGGTGACGTCGTGATCGGGCACGCGCCCGTGACCTACGTCCGCACCGAGAGCGGCACGGTCAAGGTCCTCCAGGGCGAGCCGATCCCGGACAACGCGCTGGCGAAGCACGTCGCCACGCTGTTGAGCCTCGGAGCCGTCGGGGACAAGCCGGTGCCGGTCGCGCCGGCCGGTGACGAGGGCAGCGAGGGAGGCGGCCAGCCCAACACCGGCGGGACGTCGACCGACGACCCGCCGCCCCCGCCGCTGCCCAAGCCGCCGAAGTCGCAGCGGAGCTGACGTGCTCGACGGCATCGCGGCCGCGGTGAGCAAGGACCAGGTCAGCGCCCTGCTCCTGGCCCGCGCACCGCAGCTGCTCGACAGCGAGACAGAGGAATCCACGCTGTTCGAGGAGACGGTCAGGGGGATCGCCACGGAGGTGATCCCCCTGGCCGGGGCCAATCCCGACCCGGGACCCCGCCACGATCTGGCCGTCTGGTGCATCACCCTTGGCACGGCCGCGCAGCTCGAGGCCGCGCTGTTCCCCGAACAGCAAGGCCCGGGCGACCTCGGCCGTGCCGCGTTCCTCGAGCGCCGCTACCTGCGCGCGCTCGCCCAGCTGCAGGCGATCCCGCTCGGCGAGAACGGCGAGGACGGCGCCACCCCGGCTCTCGGGCCGGTCGGCGACTTCCCGCCCGCCGAGCGGTTCCCCGACCCGGCCGACCCGAGACGGAGGTGCTGACGTGATCGACATCGACGTGGACACCCGGGCCGCCGAGCGGTTCCTCGGCGACATCTTCGACCGTGTCGACCAGCCCCGCCCGCTGCTGCAGCTCCTCGCCGGCGAACTCCGCGCCTACGAGGAGGAGGTGTTCGCGACCGCCGGGTTCGGGACCTGGGCCGCGCTCGACCCCTCCACGGTCCGCGCGAAGGGCAGCAGCCGGATCCTCGTCGACACCGCCGGCCTCCTGGACAGCCTCACGAAGCCCGGCGCCGAGCGAATCACCGAGGAGAGCGTCACCCTGCTCTCCGACTCGCCCGCCGCCGCGTACCTGAAGCGAGGCGCTCGCGGCATGCCGAAGCGCGACCCCGCCCCCGTTCCGCCGGCCAGCAAGGTCAGCGAGTGGGCGCAGGACCTGCTCGGCTACCTGGTCAACGGAGCCGGCGCATGACCGCCCGCATCATCAGCGCCGACGACCTGTGCCAGGCCGCCGAGGAGATCCTGACCGAGCAGCTCCCGGAGCTCATCACCCTGCTGGGCGTCACCGGCTTCAAGCCGGTCACGACCTGGCAGCAGGTGCCGGCGATCGAGGCGCTCACCTCGGCCAACTTCCCGGTCGGCGCCATCACCTCGCCGGGGCTCGTCGACCGTCCCAGCAAGTCCCGCGGCAAGGGCTGGACCGCCACCTGGCGACTCGCCGTCGGGATCTACGACCGTGGCACCGACCACCGCGACACCGCTGCGCGATCGCGGAAGTGGGCGTCGTACGTCCGCACCGTGCTGCTCCAGAACCGAACCCTCGGCGGCGTCGCCAAGACGGTCACCTGGGCCGGCGAGGAGTACGCGCAGCTGCCGCAGAAGACCGCCGCCCGCACCCTCGGCGGCTGCGCCGTCGCCTTCGACATCGAGGTCGAGAACGTCGTCGACCTTGACGCCGGCACCGCCTGGCCGCTCGTCCAGAGCACCCACCCGCACGTCTCCGTCACGACCCCACAGGAGTAACCGCATGTCCCGTCCGCAGATCATCGTCAACGTCACCGGGGCGCTCCCGCGCCGCGGTGACCCGACGCCGACCGGCACCTGCTTCATGGTGTACGCCGGCGCCGACGGTCCCGCCGTCCCCACCAAGTGCCTGTCGTCGGCCGACGCGACCGCGGCCAACGTGCCGGACACCGTCGCCGCGCTCGTCGGCGACGCCCTCGAGCAGGGGGCGCCCCTGGTCGTCATCGTCCGCGCGGCCGCGGCCAACGTCGCCGCCGTCACCGAGGCCGAGTGGACCGCCGGCCTCCGCAAGCTCACCAAGGACCACGGGCCGGGCCAGGTCTGCATCCCCGGGGTCACGACCGCGGCGGCGTACGCCGCGCTGATCGACCACGCCGAGGAGTTCGACGAGCGCGCCGTGCTGCTCGACACCCCCGCCGTGGTGGTCACCGCCACCACGGCCGCTGCCGCGGCGGGCCTCAACGCCGCGGCAGGTTCGATCCGGGCGAGCATGGTCGGCCCCTGGGTCACCGTTCCCGGCCCCGGCGGCACGACCCGTGACGTCCCCGCATCCGTCATCGCCGCTGGTCTCGCCGCCCGCGGCGACGCCGCGGTCGGGCACACCAACCACGCCCCGATCTTCGACCAGGGCCGCGATGTCGGGCTCGTGCGCCGCGGCCTGGGCGTCACGACCGTCTTCAGCGACGTCGACGCCGACACCCTCTACGACGCCGGGGTCAACCTCATCCGACTCCGGAACGGCAAGCCGACCCTCACCGGCTGGCGGTCTCTGTCCGACGACGACACCTTCCGCCAGTTCAACGTCGGCCGGCTCGCGATGTCCCTGGTCACCAGCATGAGCGGCGTGATGCTCGCGTTCCTCGGACGCCAGATCGACGGTCGCGGCCAGCTGTTCGCCGAGATCGAAGGCGCCATCCGGGGTGTGCTCCTCGGGCTCTACAGCGCCGGAGCGCTGTACGGAGAGGCACCCGACGACGCGTTCGACGCGGACTGCAGCTTCGCCAACAACCCCGCCGAGACGATCGCGCTGGGTCAGGTCCACGCGGCCGCCGAGGTTGCCGCCACCGCCCACACCGAGCGGATCACCATCGCCGTGGTGACCGCCGTCGCCGAAGGAGCAGCCGCGTGAGCACGCAGAGCCAGTACCTGATCACCGCCGTGATCGACGGCACGCCCACCGAGGCGTGGGACACCCTCAGCGGGGGGGAGACCACCGCCGAGATCACCAAGCGCCGGCCCGGGGGGACCACGAAGGAGAAGTCCTACGCCTCCCGGCCCACGACCGGCGCTGTCACCATCGGTCGCGGCTACGAGCGCGAGCGGGACATCGCGCTCGGCCGCCGGCTCCGTGCGCGAGTCGGCCGGGCGCGCGTCGTCATCACGGAGCAGCCCCTCGACGACGACGGCCTGCCCTGGGGCAAGCCGACGATCTACATCGGCCGGCTCGCCTCGATCAACACCGGCGACGTGGACTCCAACAGCGACGAGCCGCGTGAGTGCGAGCTCGTCGCCGAGATCGAGGAGGTGGCCTGATGGGGCACGAGAGCGACCGGTTCGAGGCCGACCAGGTCGGCCACGGCGAGCAGCCCGAGCCCGGCGAGGCGCCCGCCGCGCCGGGCAGCATCCTGGACGGCATCCGTGCCCGTCGAGACCGGGCCAAGGCCGCGCTGTTCGTCGACATCAAGGTCCCGCGCTACGAGCCCGAGCTCTGGGTGCGCTTCAAGCCCACCGAGCAGAAGCGCATCGACGCCGCAGGTGAGAAGGCCCGCAAAAGCAAGGACGACCACCGCATCGTCAACGCCAACGCCACGCTCCTGGCCGAGGCCTGCATCGGCGTCTTCGAGGTCGACGCCGACGGCGAGAAGGTGTCGATCGACCCGGCCGACCGGTCGACCAACCCGGACGACTGGCCGCAGTTCGACAAGCGGCTCGCGCGGCTCCTGGAGATCCCGGCAGGGAAGGCCGTCGAGGTCGTCCGCGGGCTCTACCTCACCGACGGTGACATCATCTCCACCGCCGCCGAGCTCGGTGAGTGGTCCGGCTACTCCCGCGACATGCTCGAGCAGGACACCGCGGGAAACTGACCGGCGACCCCGCCCTCATCGAGGGGGCGGCGGTCGCCCTCACCCTCGGCTTCGACCCGCTGCGCTACCTCGGTCTCCACCCCGACGACTTCGAGCTCGTCACCGCGGTGCTGAAGAAGGCCCAGCAGCTCCGTCAGGACAGCGAGAAGTCCCTGGCCGACTACCAGGCCGGCAAGACCGCCGGCCTGACCGCACGGTCCATCACCCGGTGGATCGCGCGGGCCTTCAAGAAGTGAAGCGAGGTGAGTCGTGGCTGAGGAAGAGGTAGGGCTCAGGCTCTCGCTGAAGGAGCGCCGGGCGGTCGCCAAGGGGCTCGGTGACACCCAGGGCGAGCTGCAGGACGTCGCTGAGACCGCGGACGAGGTCGGCCAGGCCGGCAAGCGGGCCGAGCGTGGTCTCCTCGCCGTTGCGTCCGGCAAGGTGAAGTCCGGGCTGCTGGCCGTCGCTCGCGGCGGCCGCAGCGTGGTCAGCGTCGTGGGCCGCGGCATCCTCGGCGCGTCCAAGGTCGGCGTGGCCGGCCTCACCGCGCTCAGTGTCGCCGCGGCCGGGGTCAGCGTGAAGGCGATCAGTCTCGCCGGCGACGCCGCCGAGACCGCGTCCGCCTTCAACACGGTGTTCGGTCCTTCTGCGCGTGGGGTGCAGAAGGACCTCAACCGGCTCACCCGTCAGTTCGGGATCTACAACCCCGAGCTCCAGGACGCCACCCGCCAGTTCGGCGTCTTCGGCAAGGCCGCCGGTATCGCGAAGAAGGAGCTGCCGGGGTTCTCGACCGATCTCACCAAGGCCGGCCTCGATCTCGCGTCCTTCTACAACCAGGACCCCGGCGAGGTCTTCCAGGCACTCCAGTCCGGCCTGTCTGGCGAGGCGGAGCCCCTGAGGAAGTTCGGCATCTTCATCTCCGACGCCGCCATGAAGGCGAAGGCCGCGGAGATGGGTCTCACCGGGACGCTGACGGAGCAGCAGAAGGTGATGGTGCGGCACAAGCTGATCCTGGGCAGCCTGGGCGACGCGCAGGGCGACCTCGCGCGCACGTCGGGCGGTCTGGCGAACCAGCAGCGCGGTGCTGAGGGGCGCATCAAGTCGTTCTTCACGCTGCTCGGCGGGCCGATGGCTACCGCGGCGACCGGGTTCTTCCGTGGCTTCAACTCCGTCGCCAAGGTCGCGGTCCGCGAGCTGCGGGCCGCGCTGCCCGGCATGGAGAGCAGCGCCGAGAGCCTGTCGACGAAGTTCGCCCGCTGGGGCCGCCAGCTCGCCCACCAGCTGCCCGGCGCGATCGACACCACCGTCGACCGCTGGGACTCGCTCAAGAGCCGCTTCGACGGCTTCAGCCTCGGCCAGACTCAGAACCAGGTCGGCCAGCTCGCCGACGACGTCCGCGACCTCGGCCCCGTCTTCGAGGAGGTCGGGCGGCAGCTGCCCGGGATCTCCGACATGCTCGAGGTCACCGGGGTCGTCACCGGGTTCCTCGCGGATCACACCGACCTGCTCGCCAAGGCCGTCCCGTACCTGATCATCGGGTACGGCGCGCTGAAGGTCTCCCAGCTGGCCGCCAACGTCGTGCTCGCCGCGTCGCTGCCGCTGAAGGTCGCCGAGCTCATCACCAACCGCCAGCTGACGAAGAGCAACGCCGCGCTCGTCGCCAGCCGCACCGCTGTCGTCGCGAGCACGGTCGCCGAGACGGCCGCGGTCACGGCCAACACCGGTGCCCACAACGTCGGGCTGCTGGCACGTGCACGGGCCACCGCCGGCGCGATCGCGCACTCGGCCGCGACGAAGGCCATCGCGCTGGCCACCGGCATCTGGACCGGCGCGCAGTGGCTCCTCAACGCCGCTCTCACGGCCAACCCGATCGGCCTGGTCGTGGCCGGCATCGCCGCTCTCGTGGGTGGCTTCATCCTGGCCTACAAGAAGAGCGAGACCTTCCGCTCCGGGGTCGACTTCGTGTGGAACAAGGTCCTGAAGCCGTTCGGGTCGTTCATCGGTGACGTGTTTGTGGGCTACTTCCGGCTCCTTGCCTCGGCCTACCTGATGATGGCCCGCGTCGGAATCAAGGCCTTCACCTGGCTGCTGAAGGCCGCGTTCTCTGCCTTTGACGGGATCCTGTCGGCCGCGGAGAAGGGCATGGGCTGGGTGCCTGGCATCGGCGACAAGATCAAGGGCGCCCGCCGGGCTTTCGACGCGTTCGGTGACGCCACGATCGACAAGCTCGACGCGCTCGGGACGAAGCTGAAGGGCGTGCAGGACCGGGTCGACAACCTGGGCCGGGACCGCAGCGCCACGATCACCATCAACACCGTCCGCAGCGGCGACGAGTCCCGGCCCCGCGGTGTCGGCGGTGCGGCTCCGCGTGCGCGCGGCGGTCCCGTGATCGCTGGCCGGCCGTACATCGTGGGGGAGCACCGCCCCGAGCTGTTCGTCCCCGAGCAGAGCGGCACGATCGTGCCGCGCGTGCCGTCGCGGCTCACCGCGGCGGCGCCGCTCAGCCTCCCGTCCGACGAGCTCGACCTCGACGAGGGCGAGCTCACCGTCGGGCCGGCCTGGCCCGGTGGCCCGATCGTCATCCAGCTCATGCTCCCCAACGGTCGCGTCCTCGGCGAGGCCGTCCTCGACGACCTCCGCTCGCAGGAGGCGCGGCTGTGACGACCCGGGTGTCCATCCGGCCGGTGACACCGACAGTCCGGCCTCCCATCGTGTTCGAGCTCATCGGCGACGACGAGCCCAGCGGCGGCGTGGGTGGGTGGCAGACGCTCCCGCGGCCGCGGCGCACGACGGGCGTCTACTGGGGCGGCACACCGGAGGTCACCTGGACGCTCCCGCTGATGCTCGACGGGATGGAGGTTCGGCCCGGGGTCGACCGGGTCATCGAGGCCGAGCTGGCACGGGTCGCGAGCTGGGGGAGGAGCATCCGGCCGAAGCGCGTCACCCTCCCGCCGCCGGTGCTGCAGGTCTCCGGTCCGCTGCACTTCCCGTCGACGACCAGGTGGGTGCTCCAGGACCTCGCGTACGGCGCCCGCGAGCGCAACTCCGCTGGCCGGCGGATCCGGCAGGAACTGACCCTCACGCTGTTGGAGTACATCGAGCCGCAGCTGGTGAAGAGCCACGCGAAGAAGTCCCGCGGAAAGGACAGCAAGGACAAGGACCGGGACAAGGGGAAGGGCGGCAAGGGCTGATGCCCACGGACCCGACCCTCGTCGCCGGCGTGCTGGAGAAGCTGGAGCTGGTCAGCGGCGGGAAGCGCGGCATGCGCGTCGACCTGGTCGAGGCGATCGCCGGCGACCCCACGGTCAAGCAGACCATCGACGGCGCGTCCACCCTGGAGCTCCAGGTCCTCGACCAGCACCGCAAGCTGCTGCGCGGCCGCACCCCGCTCGACGAGCGGTGCTGGGTGGTCTTCGACGGTATGCACTTCGAGCTGGTCCGCGTCGCGAAGGGCTCGGACATCCTCACGCTCACGTTCGAGGACGCGATCGTCGCGGCACTGCGCCGCCGCAAGAAGCGGCTCTCGATCAAGCCCGGGAGGATCACCCGCCGCGAGCTCGCAGAGCGTCTCGCCCGCGAAGCAGGCATCCCGGTCGCCGTGGACCCGGCGAAGCGTGGTCCGATCCAGCGGGTCGTCGAGCGCTCCACCGGCGGAGATCGCACCAGCTCGTGGGAGGTCCTCGGTGAGGCCGCCGAGGACATCAGGTGGCGGAGGTTCTCCGACGGGCGCCGGCTGGTCATGGGCGGCGACGACTGGCTGATCGACCGCGACGCCCGGCCCACCAGGCTGCAGGAGTACACCGGGGGCTGCCACGACATCGACTTCAACCTCGACGTCGGCCGGCGCGCCAGCGAGGCGACCGCCACCGTCGACGTCGGCGCCTTGAAGTTCCCGGCCGGGTCCGTCGTGCTCGTCGAGGACATGGGTCCCGCGGACGGCCGGTGGCTGGTCTCGGAGATCTCCAGAACCGTGACCTCGCCGCGCGCGTCAGTGTCGCTCGTGCGGGCCAAGCACGCACTGCGAGAGCCCAAGCGGGAGCGCAACTCCCGGAAGGGCGACGGCGGCGACCCGGACTTCATCCCCGGCCAGGACGGCGCCGACGGCGGCGGCAAGGCGTCCGGCGCACGAGCGAAGATGGTCGACTTCGCGCTCGCCCAGCAAGGCGACCCCTACGTGTGGGGTGCCTCCGGCCCCGGCTCATGGGACTGCTCCGGGCTCGTCCAGGAGGCAACCCGCGCCGGCGGCAAGGTCCTCGCCAAGCCATCCGCGGCTCAGTGGGCCGCCGTCCAGGCGGCCGGGAAGACGATGAGCGTCGACAAGGCACTGAAGACCCGCGGGGCGCTGCTGTTCATCCAGACCGAGGACATCCAGCACGTAGCGATCTCCCTCGGCAACGGCTCCACGATTGAGGCCAAGGGCACCGCGTACGGCACCGGGATCTTCAAGGCCTACGCGCCGCAGTACACCGGCGCCGGGTGGTGGCTCTGATGGCCGTCGACGACCTCGTGCAGCGCCGCCCCCGATCGCTCACCCGGCCGCCAGCAACAGGCACCGTCAGCAGCGTCGACGACGACGGCGTGTACGTCACCGTCCTCGACGGCGACACCCGCGCCCCGCACGGCCCCTGCTACGGCGGCACCCGCCCCGTGCTCGTCGACGGCGAGCTCACCACCGAGCCGCTGCCCGTCGGAACCCTGGTGCTGCTCGTCCACACCGACAGCGGTCCCTGGATCGCCGCCTGGGAAGGAGCCTGATGCCCCGCACCCTCGCCCTGCCGATCGTCATCGGCCACGACGACGGTCTCGCGACGCACGAGCAGGACAGCGAGCCGGAGATCGCTCAGTCCGTCGCGCTGCTGATCGACACCCGCCCCGGCGAGCGCACCGCGATCCCGGACTACGGGATGCCCGACCCCATCGGCGCCGGTCTCGACCTGTCCGTCCTCGCCGACGTCGTCCTGGAGTGGGAAGAGCGCGCCGACCCGGTCGACGTCGAGTTGCTCGTCTCGTTCGCCGACCAGGCCGCAACGGTGCGGCCCAGCACACCCGTGACCACCGAGGAGGTCTGAATGCCCTGGGAGGACCCTGAGCTCGACGTCGACGAGGACGGCCTCATCGCGCAGATCCTCAATGGGATCCGTGCACGCATCGAGGGCTGGGAGCCGAACGAAGGCGCCCCCGAGGTCGCCCTCGGTGAGGAGATCGGAGTCGCCGCGGCGGCGATCAACGCGTTCGTGGCCGAGGGCTTCCGCCTCACCCTGGCCGCCATCGGCGAGACCGTGTTCGGGATCGTCCCGCGGACAGACGCGTACGCCATCGCCGACATCACGCTCGCCCTGCGCACGAAGACGTTCCCGCCGTCAACACCACCGACGATCGACATCCCCATCAGCTTCCCAGCCGGCTTCACCGTCGTCGCCAACGGCGTCACCTTCCAGTCGACCGCAGACTTCGACGAGGTCGTCACCTTCAACCGGCTCATGACCAGCGGCGGTGTCGTCACCAGTTACATCGCCGCGGTGACCGTCGAGACGCAGGCGACCGTGCCGGGCACGGTCGGGAACGTCTCGGCCGGCGAGGGCTCGGAGGTGGTCGCAGTGACGAGCCACCCTTACGTCTTCTACACGTCGATGGGCTCGCACGCGTCCGGGGGAGTCGACGGCGAGTCCCTGACCGACTACCTCGACCGGCTGACCGACTACCTCGCCACGCTCCGTCCCGGCGGGGTGCGGGCCGCGGATCTCGCCACCCTGGCCCGGACGGTAAACGGCGTGCAGCGTGCGATGGCGATCGACCTCTATGACCCGGAGGAACCCGGCACCCACGAGCGCACAGCCACGGTGATCGCGATCGACGCGGACGGCGAACCGGTCGGCGGATCCACTGCCGCTGACCTCGCCGACCAGCTCGAGCTGGCCCGCGAGGTCAACTTCCGCATCATCCTCGCCGAGCCGACGTACACCGACCTCGACATCACCGTCACGCTCGAAGCCGTCCCCGGCGCCGACCTCGTCGCCGTCGAGGCCGCAGTCGAGGCCGCGATCACCGCGGCGATCCATCCCGCCACCTGGGGATCGACAGCCGCCGACCCGGACAGCTGGTCCGAGCGGACCACGCTGCGGACCCTCGACCTCGCCGTCGTCGCCGCCCAGGTCCCGGACGTGACCTCAGCGATCGTGGTGACCGTCAACGGCGACGAGCACGCCACCACCCTGACCGGACCCGGCGCCCTGCCCTCTCCGGTCGGCCCCGGCGGGTCGTCCCTCGTGGTGACGGTGTCGTGACCGTCGCTGAGCGGGTCCTGGCAGGGCTCGGCCCGACCTTCCGTCGTCGCGCCGGCGAGCAGCTGCAGCCGCTCGTCGAGGCGCTCACCTCGGTGCTCGAGCGTGCCGACGCCCTGGTGCAGCCCACGGCCCGGGGCTGGACCGCCGGGTTCGACATCAACGAGACCCCGGACCCGGCATGGCTGGGCCGCGCCACCGGAACCCCCGTCCCCGACGGCCTGACCACCGAGCAGCAGCGCGAGCTCGTCCGCAGCCGCGCACAGTGGCGCCGCGGCACCCCACGGGCGATCAAGGGCGCAGTGCAGACCGTCCTCACCGGCGCCACGAAGCGCGTCGACGTGCTCGAGCGCACCGACGGCCCGTGGACCTTCAAGATCCGCGTGTGGGCCTCCGAGGCGCCCGAGGACCTCGCCGACGTCGTCGCGGCCGCAGCGACCCAGAAGCCGGTCGGGCTCCTCATCGACCCCGACGTCGAGGTCGTCGACCACGGCGCCACCTTCGCCCACCTGACCGCAGAGCACGGCACCTTCGCCGAGCTCGCCGAGCGCTTCCCGACCCTCGGCTCCATGACCCCGCACGTGCCCGAGGAAGGAACCATCATCTGATGCCGGAGACCACCCCGAACGGCGCGCCGTACCCCGTCGCTGACGACCCGAACGACGTCCCCGGCTACCTCCGCCAGCTCGCCGAGTGGTCCGACGAGAACCTCGCCGCCGGCGCCACCCTCAACGACGGCACGATGGCCGCCGCGCTGAACGCCGGCGGCGTCTTCGCAGACGGCATCGCGGCCACGATCGCCGGCGCGAGAGACGCCGCCCTCTCGGACGCGAGCCGCGTCCTGGCCCAGCTGGCGAAGGCTCAGCGCGGCCCGGTGACGGTGGTGACGCTCGGGTCGTCGTCGACCGGCGGGGTGGGAGCGACGATCGCGTCACGCCGCTTCGTCAACGTGCTGGCGGCGCGCCTGCAGGCGGCATTCCCCTCGGGGATCTACGGCTACGAGCCGCCCGTGGGCGACCTCACCGGCGCCGTCGAGCGCACCCTGCCGGGAGTGCACGTCCTCAACGGCGGCATCGGTGGAACGACGTCGGCGAACTACGTGCCCAGCGGCACCCTGGCGCAGATCGCTGTCGTGAAGCCGGCCGTCGTGGTCCACATGATCGGCGCCAACAACTACTTCTTCGGTACGCCGGCCGCGACCTTCGAGGCCGAGCTCGACGCCCGCCTCACGGAGGTCTCGACCGCTGCGGGCAACAACCCGCTCCAGGTCGTCTGCTCCACCTACGCCCGCCCCGACGTCGCCGCCCCCGCCGTGCCCTGGCAGGACTTCGTCGAGGCCATGCAGGCCGTCGTCACCGAGCGCTCCGACGCGATCTACGTCGACGGACTCACGCCCTTCGAGGCCGCCGAGGCCTCCGGACCAGGCGCAGCCGACCCGCTCGACCTCATCGAGCCGGACAACATCCACCCCAGCGACGCCGGCCACGCACTGATGGCCGCACGAATCGCTGACGCCTTCGACCTCCCGGCGCCCACCGCCTCTCGCGTCCCCGAGGTCCTGGACCGGTACTCACGCAAGACGCTCGGCAACACCGAGACGGGACACACCTACGAGGCGCAGTCGAGCGGGGTGTTCGTCCCGAACGGGTCGGCGCTCACCTGCACAACCGCCGGCAACGTGGTCGTCGAGACCGGGTTCAGCGACGCGGAGGTCTCCGCGCTCGTCACCTACGTCCCAGCTGTCGTGGTCGGGGTCATCGCCAAGAGCACCGACGCCAACACCCGACTCGGCTGGTACTTCAACGGACCCTCGGGCCGTCTGGAGCTCTACCGCGGCGCGACCATCGTGAACTGGACGACGAGCATCGCCCTCAACCCTGGGCAGGAGTACCACCTGTCTCTGGTGGCCGTGCTCGACAAGCTCCTCGGGTTCCTGAACGGGCGCCAGGTGCTGACCCACACGCTCGCCCCGGGCGAGTCGGCGACGTACAGCGGCCACACGAAGCACGGCGTTCGCTGCAACACGGCCAACGCCTCGGTCCGCATCCGGTGCCTCAACATCTCGGCGAGGAGCTGAGCATGCCGCTGCCCGAAGGGATCAGCACCGCCCAGGTCACGTTCGGCCGCGCGAGCGGGGTGCTCGGCACCGAGGCCGTGGTCAACGCGTGGGTCGAGACCAACGGCGTCGTGATCTGGGCCGCGACCGGTCAGGCGATCTACCCGTTCGCCGAGCCCGTCACCGTCACCGACGGCGTCGCGAGCTTCGCCTTCCCGCACGTCGACCAGGACGGGTTCGTCGACGAGCACGGTGCCACGATCACCGGCTTCTGGGGCGTCTTCACCGCGCGGGTCCAGAACCGTGCGAAGCGCGGCGAGTTCAGCAAGATCACGAAGGAGTTCCAGGTCCTCGTCGACGACGGCGATCAGCTGGAGCTCCGCATGATCCCCGACGGCCAGCGCCGGCCGGAGACCGCGATCGCCGCCCGGGCCTACGCCGACCAGGCGCGCGAGTACCGGGACCAGGCGGCCGCGCAGGTCGGCGAGCTCGTCGACGAAGCGACCGAGCAGGTCGACCAGCTGGTGACGGGCGCGACCACCACGCTCGACACGACCCTCACGCAGGCCGAGATCGAGCTCCAGGCGATCGCGACGGCAGCGTCTGGCTCGGCGTCCGCCGCATCGACGGCGGCAGGTGCGGCGTCGGACTCCGCTGGTGATGCGGACTCGGCCCGGCTCGGTGCGCTGGCCGCGCAGGAGGCGGCGGAGGCGGCTCAGCAGGCGGTGCTCGCGCAGGTGGCGGCCGCGACCGCTCAGGCCACGGCGGCGTCCGACTCAGCGACCGCGGCGTCCGGGTCCGCGGCCACGGCCAGCGAGCAGCGCGCGCTCGCCGAGACCGCGCGTCTGGCTGCCGAGGCCGCCCGGGCCGCGATCCCTTCCATGCCGATCGTGCGGCGCAACCTCGCCCGCACCCCGACGGGCGTGACACTCACGAACTGGGGGAACGTCAACGGCGGCGCTGGCTTCGGCATCGCGCAGTCGCCCGTCGTGTTCCCGGACTCGGGCGAGCCCGGCGTCGCGTTCACATACGGGACCGGCATCTCCAACCTGGACGCGGGCCTGGCTCAGACCTTCAACGTCGAGAGCGGAAAGACCTACACCTGCTCGGTCTCGATGCAGAAGGACGCTCCGCTCGGCGGCGGCCTCCGGGCGTCGGTCTACAGCGCTACCGCCGTTCCAGGCAGCGTGGTGCGCGGCGTCTCCGACGACGCCGTCGGCACCCCTCGCCGCCTCGCCGTCACCTTCACCGCGACCGCGACCGGATCGGTGACGTTCTTCATCAGCAAGCAGACTGCTGGACTGACCGAGGGCGCGACGTACCACGCCGGCGACCTGCTCATGGAGGAGAGCCCGCGCGCGCTGCCGTTCTTCTTCGGCCCGTCCCCGGGTGCCCGCTGGTCGGGCGCCGCGCGGAACAGCATCTCGGACCTGCTCGTCGTGCGTGCAGCCGACGTCATTGGTCTCGGGCAGGCCGGGACGCGCTACAACGAGGGCATCGGCTCCCCGGAGGGCATCGTCACTGCCTCCCCGGGGGCGGAGTACGTCGACCTCGCCAAGACCAACGGCGCGCGACGCTGGCACAAGGACACCGGCACCGGCTCGACCGGCTGGGTCTGCATCTCCGGCGACACCGGCTGGCGGGACGTCTCAGGACTCCTCGCAAACGGCTGGGTCGGGGCAACCGTGGGAGTCGCAGCGGTTGCCATCTGCCGGACGGAGGCAGGAGTCTTCTGGCGCATCGCGGCCCTGAGCCCTGGGTCGTCCACGACGGCGGTCGCGGTCTCCGCGATCCCGACCGGCTTCCGCCCCGACGTCCTCGCCGGGGCCAACCCCGAGCGCCACACGGTCCACACGGTCTCGGGACCTCCCACCGCCCCAACGATCCGCCCCGCATTCTTCGGGACCACCGGGCTGAACATCACCCGGGCGACGACGGACAACCCCTACTACGGATCGCTGTCCTACAAGACCAGCGACCCCTGGCCGACCACCCTGCCCGGCACCGCAGCCTGAGGAGGCACCCATGGACCTGACCACCCTGGACGACGACGAGCTCGACGAGCACCGCCGCGCCGTGCAGACCGAGCAGGAACGCCGTCGACGCCTCGCCGACGTGCCCGTCCAGGTCGCCGACGCCGCGCGCCGCTTCATCGAGGACGGCGGCGACCCCGCCATCCTCCAGGCCGCGATCACCGACGCCGCGGCGCCGACCGAGCCCTGACCGTCGCGCGCGGACTCGGCCGCGCACCACTTCACCACCCCGCCCACTAGATGAAGGGAGGTGGTGATCGGTGACCGACGCGATCTTGCTCGAGGCCGATGAGCCACCGAAGCACGGCACCTGGGTCGACGTCTGCGACGTCCTGGCCCACCCCACCACCGAGGAGCTGACCGCGGGCCACGAGGCCGGCCAGCTCGTCGACGTCGACGAGCCCCCCGCCCGGCTCGTGCTGTCCCGGTCCGCCCGCGGCGCCAGCGACCGGGACCGGGCGCTCGCCAAGGCCCGCGAGCTCCGGACGGTGATGCTCGACCACGGCGTGCCGGAGGCCCGGATCGACCTGCTCCCGGGTCGGCCCAGCGCCTACGGCGTGTGGGACGCGCTGCACGTCGTCGACGAGATGTCGCACCACACGGTGTCGGGATACTCGCCGGGCAACCTCACCCCGGTCCTGGGGCTCTGCCGAGCGGGCCGGCCACACCCGAACCCGGCGCTCGCGCTCCCGGGTCCGCTGTGCAACGGGTACGGCGGCTGGGACCTGACGTACCGGATCATCACGTTCGGGTGGGCCAACCACCCGGGGCAGGGCGGCCCGCTGACCGTGCCGACCGGGCGCGGCCAGCGGTTCACCATCCCGCGGGACTCCGCCCGCCGCTACGCCTGGGGCACCGAGTGGGAGGGCGGCCTGCAGGCGGCCGACTGGGACCGGGTCCTCGTCAACCCCCGCACCGGCGACCGGATGACCATGCGCGAGTTCATGGGCCGCTCGAACGCGGCTCTCCGGTCCTACTTCGAGCTCGCTCACCACTCCGAGCACTCGACCTGGACCAGCCGGAAGATCGACCGGCTCGGCTACACCTCGGCCTCCGGAGAGGCCGAGCTCACCCGCTACCTGGAGGACGACGACGTGACCCCTGAGGACATCGAGAAGATCGCCACCCGCACCGCCGAGAAGGTCCTCGCCGCGAAGGTCGACCAGCGCGGCACCACCGTGAAGGCCGCCCTCCGGCGTGCTGCAGCTGCTCGGCCGGCGGTCTTCGAGCTTGCGCGCCGTCTGGGCAAGCCGCTCCGAGCCGCCAAGTGACGATGGCCGTCGGCGTCCTGCCCTCGGTCCCCGAGGAGCAGATGACCTGGCGAGCTCGCGCCTACCTGGTGATCGCGGCCGCGCGGCACATCCTCGTCGGGGCCGCGTGCATCGTCCTGGTGGCCGACTTCGACGGCGACAGCTTCCAGGTCATCCGAGCGGTGCTGCCCGTGTGGGTGTGGGGCGTGGCCTTCCTCGTCGGGGGAGCGCACCTGACGTACGCCGCGATCCGGGGCAGCGAGGGCCACGCGAGGGTCGCTCTGAGCTTGTCCGCGATCTCGACGTCGGTGTGGGCCGCTGGGTTCCTCCTCGCCTACCAAGAGGGCGGCGCCGTGTCGCCGATCGGCGTCATCTTCGCGACCGCCCTCACCGCGAAGGACCTGGTGATCTGCCGGCAGCCGATGCGATCGCCGTTCGAGCCCATCGTCAGGGAGTACGACGAACCGAAGGGCAGGTGAGTGTGGACCCCTCCGCTCTGCTGCTGGGAGCGGCCGCGGTGATCACCGCGATCGGCACCATCTACGTCAACCGGAACAGCCGCAGGGACCAGCACCGTCAGGCTGCGGCCGCTGCGCAGGTCCAGCGCGACCAGCACCAGTTGGAGGAGACCAAGCAGGCCCTCGAGGCGCTGGGGTCGGCCCTCACCGAGACGCGCACCGACCTCCACGAGGAACGCCGGCTCCGGCGCCAGGCCGAGGCCGAGCTCGAGGAGAAGAAGACCCTGCACCGGCACATGTATGCCGCGCAGGAGTCCCGCTGCCTGGAGTACGCCGGGCAGCTCACCGACACCGTGCTGACGCTGCGCGGTGTCGTCGTCGACGAGATCGCCCGGGCCGCGGCCGACTCCGCGCTGCGGGCGCTCCCGTCCCACCCCCACGATCTGCCGCCGGCGACACCGCCGGCGCTGGAAGGAGAGAAGGATGATCCTGCTGACCGTTGAGGTGTACGCCGTGCACCTCCTGGCCCTGTTCGCGCCGGCCGCGGCCGACTCGCAGCCCGTCGACGTCGTCACGGACGCCCAGATGTGGGCGCTCATCGTCGGCTTCGCCTCGCCCCTGCTGATCGCCGTGGTGCAGCAGCCCACCTGGTCCGGCCGCCGGCGCACCCTCGTCACGATCGTCTGGTCGATCGTCGCCGGCGGCGGCACGGCGTTCTTCACCGACGAGTTCACCGGTCGGAGCCTGCTGTCGTGCTTCCTGGTGATCTGCGTGGCCGCGATCGCGACGTACCAGTCGATCTGGCGGCCGCTGAAGATCGCGCCGGCGATCGAGGCCGCGACGTCGCGCCGCGCCTTCGTCAAGACGGTCGCCGGTGAGGGCGGCACCGAGAAGGTGGTCGTCGAGCGGACCTGACGCCCGAGCTGCTCGACACAGACGTGGCCCCCGCCGACCTTCGGGTCGGCGGGGGCCACGTTCTGTCTGTGGTGCCTAGTCGCGGAAGTCAGGGTGGAGGCCGACGATGTTGTCGATCGCGAGCGCTTCGACGGTGTCCATCTCGGAGGTCATCACGTTGTCGTAGTTGATCTTGCGGATGTCCGAGCCGCGGAAGGTCGTGAAGAACACCTGGCCGTCCTCCTCCTCACCGAACTTGTCGACGAGGGGGAACGTGCCGCGGAACGCGACCTCCTTGACCGGGACGTCGTCGTCGAGCTTGGAGATTTCCTCGGCGATGTCGAACACGTCGATGGCGATCCCACCCCGGACCATGCCCATGCTCAGGTTGTCCTTGACCTTGAACTCCACCAGCCACGACCCACGGCCGCCCCACCGGGAGACAGTCGGGTCGTCGGCGTCGCTCTCGTCGACGGCGTCCTGCACCTGCTCGATCGGCTTCGCCGGCTTGGGCGGAGCCGCCGGGCTCTCGTCGGCCTTCGGCGGCGCGGCACTGGCGCCGGCGTCGGACTTCGAGTCGGACGCCGCCGGCTCCTCGTCATCCCCACCGACGGCAGCGCCGATGATCACGATCAGCAGGAGGGCACCCAGGGCGCCACCGAAGATCTTCAGCGTCCTGGCGTTCGTGGCTCGCCGCTTCGCCATCGCGTCAACCGGGGACGCCGGCGGCTGGTACGCCGCCGACGCTCCCGGCTGCTGCTGATCGGTCCACTGCTCGCCGTCCCAGAAACGCTGGCCACCCTCCGGACCTGGGTTCGGATACCAGCCTGCAGGCGCGTTGCTCATGGCCACGCAGGGTGCCACGGCCGCGCCGGTCTTGTCCGGGTTTCTACGCGACGGCGGCCGCGACCTCGTACAGCTCGTCGTCGTCGAGCAGCGTGTACACCAGGGTCGTGTCGAGCTTCGCGTGGCCCAGCATCCTGGAGACCGCGACGATGTTCTTCGTCCCCTTCAGCCCCTTGGTCGCGAACCGATGCCGCAGCGTGTGGCCGGTGAAGGTCTCAGCGAGCGCTCGCGAGAGGAGCCGGGAGACGTGGCCCGCGGTGATCGGCTGACCGGTCCAGCGGTTCGGGAACGCGTACCCCTCGAGGTCGTCGAGGAGGCGGCACAGGTCCTCCTGCGCGATCGCGACGCGACGCATCTTGCCGCCCTTGCCGACCACCTTCAGCACACGTCGGTAGCGGTCCCACTGGTCGGAATGCACGATCGCGATCTCGCAGCACCGCAGGCCGGCGTACGCGCCGAGACGGAGCATGAAGAGCTCGCGCTCATCCGCGCTGCGCAGCGCGAGCTCCAGGACCGGCTCGGGGGTCGGGTTGGGCAGCTTCTGGGGGATGGTGATGGAGGGCAGGTCCTCGGCCGGGTTGCTGGGCACCCGGCCGGACTTGTGAGCCCACTTGAAGAACGTCCGGTAGGTGGTCCGGACGCTCTTCTTGGTTTCTGCCGCCTTGTGAGTGCCGATGACCTCCAGGAGGAGCTCGTCGGTGACCGCGGAGGGGCCGGCCGGGGCGAGGGCGGCGAGGTCGCGGAGGCGGTAGGCGTAGAGGCGGATGGTCCCCGGCGCGCGGTCAGCAGCGAGCTGCCACTTGCCGAAGTCCCGGATGGAGGAGCCCCAAGTGATGTTCGTCAT